ATCTAGATTATGCGATTCAATTGAGTAAAATTTTTTATGAAAGATTTATCAGAAACGAAAATATAACCTTATTTTCGCCCAATGATGTTCCTAATCTTTATGAAAAATTTGGAATGGATGGATTCGATGAACTTTACGTTAAATATGAAAATGATCCATTAATTCCTAAAAAAGTCGTTAAGGCTCAAGAATTGATAATTGATATTTTAAAAGAAAGAGCTGAAACTGGTAGAATTTATTTAATGAATATTGATCATTGTAATTCTCACGGTCCATTTAAGGATCAAGTTACTATGAGCAACCTTTGTATGGAAGTGCTTTTAAAAACATCTCCGATCAATCATATTGATGATAAATCTGGAGCAATTGCTCTTTGTATTCTCTCTTGTGTTAATGTTGGGATAATAAAATCCGATAAGGAACTTGAAGAATGTTGTGATCTTTCCGTTAGGTTTTTGGATGAATTGATTGATCATCAAGAGTATCCAGTGTTAGCAGCCGAAATTACGGCTAGAGCTAGTAGGTCATTAGGTATTGGTTATATTGGTCTTGCTCATTATCTTGCAAAACTTGGATTTAAATATGATGATCCCAAAGCTTGGAGTGCAATTCACGGTTTAAGCGAAAGTTTCCAATATTATCTTTTAAAATCTTCTGTTCAATTAGCAAAAGAAAAGGGAGTCTGTGATAATTTTGTAAATACAAAATATTCGGATGGAATTCTTCCGATTGACACATATAAAAAAGAAATTGATTCAATTTGTAATGATCCATATCAACACGATTGGGAAGAATTGCGTCAAGATATTTTAAAATATGGTCTTCGTCATACTACACTTTCGGCTCAACCACCAACAGAAAGTTCATCTGTTTCTTGTAATGCGACAAATGGCATTGAACCTCCAAGAGATTACCTTTCCATCAAACAATCGAAAAAAGGAACTCTTAAGCAGATTGTACCTCAATATAATAAGTTAAAAAACAATTATACTCTTCTTTGGGATATGCCTTCAAATGAAGGATATATTAACATAGTTGCTATGATCCAAAAGTTTTTTGATCAGGGCATTAGTGCAAATACTAGCTACAATCCACAAAATTATGTTAATAATGAGGTTCCAATTAGTGTTCTTGTTAATGATTTTCTTTTGATGTATAAAAATGGGTATAAAACTGCTTATTATCACAATACTTATGATGGTAAAACTGATGATGTTTCTTCTGAAAATCTAGAAGATTTAATTTCTGAAATTTTATCTTCAGATGAAGAAGAGTGTTTAGCGTGTAATGTTTAAATTAGGAGAACTATGTCTAAAGTAGAAGGTATGACCGTTTTTAATTCAGAAGAAGTAGATACCAAAAAACAGCCTATGTTTTTTGGTGCTCCATTGGGAATTCAAAGGTATGATGAATATAAGTATCCAATCTTTGAAAAACTTACACAACAACAACTTAGTTTCTTTTGGAGACCTGAGGAGATAACATTGCAAAAAGATAGATCTGATTATCAGACCTTGCGTCCAGAACAAAAACATATTTTTACCTCAAATTTAAAGTATCAAATTATGCTTGATTCTGTGAACGCTCGTGGCCCCGGAATAGCATTTCTTCCTTATTGTTCACTTCCTGAATTGGAAGCGTGTATGACAGTATGGGAATTTATGGAAATGATTCATAGTCGCTCATATACCTACATTATCAAAAATGTTTATGCGAATCCTTCAGAAGTATTTGATACCATTATTAAAGATGATAATATTTTGGAAAGAGCAAAGAGTGTAACGGATTCTTATGATGATTATATTCGAAGTGCTCAAACTTACTCATCTTCTAATTTATGGAAATTCAATAATGAAGGGACTGAAATTGGTAAGTTTGAACTTTATGAAATAAAGAGAAAACTTTACCGTGCCATAATGACTGTGAATATTTTGGAGGGGATTAGATTTTTTGTCTCCTTTGCTTGTTCTTTTGCATTTGGTGAATTGAAATTGATGGAAGGAAGTGCAAAAATTATCTCATTAATTTCAAGAGATGAATCGGTTCATTTAAATATTACTCAAAATATCTTATCCAATTGGAAATCTGGCGATGATCCTGATATGATTAGGATTGCAAAAGAAGAAGAACAATGGACTTATAAGGCTTTTGAGAAAGCCGTAAATGAAGAGAAACGTTGGTCAAATTATCTTTTTAAAAATGGATCTCTTATTGGATTAAATGAAACTCTTCTTTGTAGTTATATTGAATGGATTGCAAATCGGAGAATGAAAGCTATTAGTTTAAAACCTGTTTATAATGTTCCAGCTAATACCAATCCTCTTCCTTGGACTGATAATTGGTTGAAGAGTAAAGGAGTACAAGTTGCCCCCCAAGAAGTTCAAATTACTTCTTATCTTGTTGGTGGACTTAATCAAGATATGAAACCCGATAGTTTTCTAGATTTTAAACTCTAATTTTCAAAGACACTCCAGAATTACTGAAGTGTCTTTTTTCATAAATAACTAAAAAGTATCTCAAAGAAAAATGAACGGTAAAGACATTATAAATCTTCAAGAGGCTTATTTACAAGTATATTCTCAACCGGAGATTTCAGAAGAAGCCGAAATTGCTGCAGAATATTTTTATGAGCAAGGTCTAAATGAGGAGGACGTAGAAGACCTCATTGAAGAACTTGGTGTTGAGGAATTTAATGAATTGGTTTATGAGATTTTGGAGTCTTATGGTATAACTGAAATTTCTGAAGCAAGTGCAGCTCAAAATTGGATTGCTCGTCAAATTCTTCAAGGAATGGAGAGACATAAACAAGCAACTCAAAAATTGGGTCAATCAAAGGCTGGAAAAGCATTAGGTTCTGTAGAGCGTGGATTGACCACTGTTGGTGACGTAGGTTTTCGTGCATCGGATGCAGCTGCAAACGCAATTGATAGAAAAATTGAAAAGGTAAAATCTGCTAGAGGTTCTCAAACTAAATCGTCCACAGAACGTGAACCAGTTACTCCAGTTACTCGTCGGCATCGCAGTCACGGAAAGGTAAAAGCAGGTCCAAGACCAATTGGTCGCCCAAGTTCGGTTCATTCTAAACCTGGTACAAGATCTCCTCAACCATATAGATCTTCTCGTCAAACTCCCGCTTTACCTCCTTGGGGAATGACTGGTGGCAAAAAACCAAGAGCTTTATCAGCTAAAGAAAGATCTAGTAGGTTGACTAAACAAAATATCGCTAAAGGATTTGGTTCTGAGCCTGTTCAAGTTAAGAAAGAAGATTTTGAACTTTGGGTAAACACTCTTCTTGATGAAGGATATGATCTGAGCGATTATACTTGGGATGATATGATGGAGATTTATGAAGCAAATGTTGTAATGAGTGTTAAATCACCCGAAGGTAAATTTAGGGCTTTAAATGTCACTAAAGCCCGCCCTTCAAGGAACCTACAAGGTAAAGAAAGACTTGATGCTGCTCGTACCATGAGGCAAAAGGATGTAGATACAAGATTTAAGGATCAAGGAAAGGTGAAGCAATTCAGAAGAAGGCATGGTCTTCCAGAAGAGCACGAATTCATTCTTTCTCATCTTCTCGACGAAGGATATGCTGAGTCTCTTGAGTCTGCACAAGCAATTCTAAACTCAATGAGTGAAGAGTGGGTTGCTGAGATTCTTGATGAAGTCAGAGGATTTGGTGGCTATATTCCTAAGGGTGGAACTACTTATAGTGGTCATTATGATGATGAGCATCCTGGCAGTAAAGGATCGGGAAAAAGTGATGGTGGAATCAAACATTATTATGCGAGAGGAACAGAATCTGGATTGTCTATGTCTCCATCACAAAGAGCAAACCTCGCAGCAAAAAGAGCTAGAAGAGAGGGAACACCAGAAGGAAGAAGACGTGCTAATAAAATTCTCACAAGAATTACTAGTGCCCATTGATCTTACAACATTTTAATAAAAACATAATTTAAATTCAAAAGAGGGCCTTCAAGCCCTCTTTTTTTCATAAGTAGTTACATCTTGCTCTCCTAAGATGCCTCACATTACTGATATTTACGAACTCAAATCTAAAATTTATAAACTAAAATTCCAACTTCAAAATGAATCTAAGTCTTGGCAGGAAAAGGAACTTGCCAATCAATATTTGAATAAGGTTCTAGATTCAATTGATGAAATTCGTCTATTCTGATTTCACAATTCCATAGATTCTTTCTACCTCACTAGAAAAAAACTTACCTTCAATATTTGTATTATAATAATCTTCTCGTAATATCACATCTCTTTTGAATTGTTCCATTGTTTCATAAAAACTCATAGATTTTTTATGAGGGCATAAGTATAAAATTTCTCGGAGAAACTTTTCTTCTCCGAGATTTTTTACATCTTCTTTCAACTCATCACAAGATCCCCAATAATTTCCCCAAGAACTTTCTTTCTTTTTGCGCCTTCCAGTCTTACGATCTTTTTGCCGAGTCCAGAAGTTCTTCTTTCCGATATACTTCTTTCCATTCTCAAGATTTGTAATGAGATATACAAATCCCTCCATATTTTTTGGAACTTCTGTAAACTCTTTTTTCTGATACAACCAAGTCATAGGCATTTCTAATCTATTCTATGTAGAACTTGACAAAACCCAAAAATCAGACTAAGATGGTACGGTCTACACAAAACACATTATGCTAGTTACAACTGAAGACATCGTATCTCACATTCGGGAATGGTCTATTGAACGATCTGAGAATCCAGAGCTTTCAGAAGCCGATTCAGAGGCAATTCTTTCAGAATTTCTTGAATGGATTGATCCTGAAGAGGATGAACTTGAAATTGTTTCTATTGAGTTTTAAGTTCCCTAAATAATCACTTAATTCTCATATTTTTGAGAATTTTTTAAAAACCTAGAGCTGTGGAGACTGCCTTCTGAGAAGAAGGATGTGCGCTTTCTCTAAACAGATGCTGAATTCTATTCAAATTAATGCTACTTAAAAAACTATCTACGATTTTAATTGCCTTAACGTTGCTTTCACCTCTTTCAGCAAAAGCAACAAATACTTTTGAACAAAAACGATACATTTGTAGGGACTGCAGTGAAAATGAAAATGCAGCCCTTTCTTATTTTCAAGATGCAGGAATTACAGACAAAAATGCGCTTG